TCTACTGCCCATACGTTCCACTACAGATGGTTCGTGCAGTTGATCCAGGCTCATTCCAGCCAAAGATCGGTTTCAAGACTCGCTACGGAATGGCACCAAATCCATTCTCGAAGGGTACAACTGCTGCTGATGCCAATGCAACACTTGAGCAAGACAGCAACAAGTACTACCGTCGCGTTCTTATCTCGAACCTTATGTAATCATAAGAGTTGGAATAACCAACCGATACTGAGAGGGGGCTTCGGCTCCCTCTCTTTTTTTATGTACATTATAAATAGATGTGATATAATGAATTTAAGCATTCAAGGAATAATATGTCTGCTCTCAACACCCCTGCAAATAAGAACTTCCTATCACCTCTAGGGTTTAAATTTGCACTTGCACGGTCACCGAATCTTAACTTCAACGTACAGGATGTGCGTCTCCCTGGTTTGCAACTAAGTCAGGCTGAAAGTCCTACGCCGTTTGTTTCGATTCCTATTGCCAGTCATATCACCTACAATCCACTGTCAGTCTCATTCCGTGTGAGCGAGGATCTAGATGATTATCTGGAAATCCATAACTGGATGGTTGGGCTTGGTGCACCAGAGAGTTTTGATCAGTATAAAGCCCTTAAGTCTGCAGAACCTGGTAATCCAAAGACTGTATACTCAGACATCACCTTACTTATCATGAATAGCTCAATGAGATCTAATATTAAAGTAACTTTTTATGATGCATTCCCAGTTTCTATTGGAGATTTATCGTTCAATACTACTGACACTGACGTGAACTATATCCAGTGCACAGTTGATTTTGAATACTTAAGGTACACTATCGACTTTGTTGACTAATTAGCTGTGTACATATTATAATAATAGTGATATAAGGTTATTATGAAGCTTGAAGATATCTTTGCAGAATGGGAACAGGATTCCCGGATCGACCGTTCAGAACTCGGGAACGAGGCGCTGAACATTCCTAAACTTCACCACAAATATTTTAAAATCTTCACGAATGAACGGTTGGTTCTTCGGAAGTACGAAGCCGAACTCAAGCAATTGAAGTTGGCCAAGAATGAGTTCTTTACTATGGGACCTACCGAGGAAACCCATGCAAAGGGGTGGAAGCTTCCGCCTCAAGGCAAGATCCTTCGGTCGGATGTGAATCACTACGTAGAAGCAGATCAAGAGGTTATCGATATGACGTTGCGTATCGGTATTCAGCAAGAAAAGATTGAGCTTCTAGAATCGATCATCAAGTCCCTGACCGGTCGTGGCTTTAACATCAAAGCCGCCATTGAATGGGAGAAGTTCAAAGTTGGTATTTAATGAGTGATGTCCACCTAAAGTACATAGATAGAGTTCACGTAAAAGTATGCGCCGACGCCTCCACAATCATGGAGTTGTCGGATCAATTTACATTCTTTGCAGAAAATTACAAGTTCCATCCTAAGTATCGTGCACGGATGTGGGATGGCAAGATCAGGTTGGTGAACAATCTATCTGGAATGTGTTATGCTGGACTTGCTCAAAGAATCAAGAAGTTCTGTGATTCTCGTGGATATAGTTTCTCGTTTGATGACGAACTTCTCTATGAGAATATCTCTGAACACGAACTCAAAGAGTTTATTGCTTCACTCAATATTCCGGAGAAATATCAGCAACGTGATTACCAGTTTGACTCGATCCTCAAGTGTCTGAGATCTACGCGCCGTACGCTTGTCAGTCCTACGTCATCTGGCAAGTCTTTTATGATCTACGTGATCATGAGATGGTATCAACAGTTTGGTCACAAAGGATTGATCATTGTTCCTACCATCGGCCTGGTTGGTCAGATGGAGAGTGACTTTCGAGATTATGGATACACAGGCCAGATTCATTGCTCTACGGAGGGGATAAATAGATCAAATGATATTCCAGCTGATCTAGTCATTACTACATGGCAGTCGTTGAATAACGGCAAGAGTAAGATGCTCAAGCCATGGTATCAACAGTTTGGCGTTGTTTTTGGAGATGAAGCACATGGTGCAAAAGCTACTTCGCTCATACAAATTCTTAGCAGTCTCACTCATTGCAAGTATCGGTTTGGCACTACCGGCACCCTCGATGGCTCACCTCTCAACGAGACTACAATCGAAGGTCTCTTCGGTCCAAAGTACAGAGCAGTCAGTACTAAAGAGCTCATGGACCAAGGATACGTTGCCAAGCTCAAGATCAAATGTCTTGTCCTTAAGTACGACGAGCAATCCTGCAAGAATGTTAAAGGTAAAACATACCAAGAAGAGATTGACTTCCTTGTTGCCAACGAACAAAGAAACAAGTTCATTCGCAACCTCGGACTCTCGCTAAAGGGTAATAAACTTGTTTTCTTTAGAATTGTGGATCATGGAAAAACACTCTATGATCTCATCACAAGAAGCACTGATCATAACGTGTTTTACATTGATGGCTCTGTTAGTGGTATTGATCGCGAAAAGATTCGAAAAGCCATAGAGGAAGAAGAGAACGCAATTCTGCTGGCCTCGTTAGGTACTACATCAACCGGTGTCAGCATCAATCGTCTTCATCATATGATCGCTGCCTCTCCATCAAAGTCTAAGATCAAAGTTCTTCAGTCAATCGGGCGTATGCTTCGCCTACACGAAGAGAAACAAGAACACGGAGCAATCCTCTACGATATTGTAGATGATCTTTCTTATAAATCCCACCAAAACTTTACACTCAAACACTTCTTAGAACGAACTAAGATCTACGACGCAGAACAATTTGATTACGAGATTTACAACGTGAGGTTATAATGATTCGAATTTTGAACTTGGTCAATGGTGAACAGATCATCGGCGATGTTGAAGAATACTCGGTTAGATGCAGAGTTATTAATCCATTTTACATTGTTGATGCGGTCAATGAAGAAGGGTCGATCGGATCTAAACTCACAAATGTGTTAACATTTTCGACATCTGATTGTATAGAGATAGATCACAGCAAGATCGTATTTAGTTTCCCGGCCTCTGTCTCGATGGGATCTTATTATAAAAAGTTGGTTGCTTTGCATGATAAGAAGTTGGCAGATGAGATTATTAATGAAGCTTTAAATGAAATGGATCAGTCTGAAAGACGATATCAAAAACTGATGGAAATGATCCGCCCAGATAAGTCAAAGTTGAATTGAGGTTATAATGGAAAACGTCCCGAAGAAGAAAAAGTCAAATCACTACATTGACAACAAGTTGTTTTACACGGAGATGGTGAAGTACCATACTGCTTTTCAGGAGTCGAAAAGACTTGGTGAAGACCGTCCTCCTGTGCCTAACTATGTTGGCAAGTGTATTATGCTTATTGCACAGCGTTTGGCTACACGTCCGAACTTTGTGGGATACTCGTATCGTGAAGAGATGATCGGTGATGCAATCGAAAACTGTCTTCGATATCTGCACAACTTCAATCCAGAAAAGACTAATAACCCGTTTGCATACTTTACACAGATCGTGTACAACGCTTTCCTGCGTAGAATTGAAAAAGAAAAGAAGCAGCTTTACATTAAGCACAAGAGCTTCGAAAACTCGATGGTCATGAACACGCTGGTTGATATGGCTCCTGAAGACCGGTCACAGTTCGACGCTGTGTATATCAACGTCAGCGAAAAGCTTGGCGAACTGGTCGAGAAGTACGAAGCTAAGAACCCAGCAATCAAGAAGCCGAAGAAAGGCGTAGAAAAATTTATTGGAGATGAAGATGAATAACATTCCGCCACTGCTTGAGCAGTACAGAGAAAATATGCTGGATCCAAAGAATTCGATGGCAATCCGGTATAACTATATGATGAACCTGCAAAACATCCGTGATTTTTGCGATAAGTGCCTTCGTGAATATGAAAAGAAAGTTCGTCGATGAAGATTGCTCTGATTACAGATACGCACTTTGGAGCCCGCGGCGACTCTATCGCTTTCGCCGAGTATTTCAATAGGTTTTATTATGAATTCTTCTTTCCGTATCTTGCTGATAATGGTATTCGCAATATTTTTCACCTGGGTGATATCGTTGATCGTCGAAAGTATATCAACTTCGTTACGGCCCGTCATCTACGATCCTTTATTGACAAGTGTTACACTTCCGGCATCCGACTAGATGTGATTATTGGCAACCACGACACCTCGTTCAAGA